AGAATAAAGCCAAAGAAATTACAGTTGTCGAATGGTACGATAAAACAGATGTTACATATTACATAGATAACGCTGATATGATATTCCATCTTGATTTATCGAAAGGTACTGAAGGAAGTCAACCACATTTATTTACTGGTGTCCCAATAATTCCATTTCCTAATAACGGGTTAGAGTTTGCCGAGCCTCAGAAAGTTGTGACCCTGATAGATGGATACGATACTATCATGAGTGCGACAGTATCCGAGATAGAACAGTTTAGACTTGCTTATATGTTCGCTAAGGGTGCAGGTCTTTTTGTAGATGATGTATTTATAAAGAAAATGGAACAGACTGGGGTATTTCCTCTACCCGGAGATGGTGAGATAGGTTTTATCAATAAAGAACTTGCAATGGATGGGATTAAAATAATCCTTGATGAGATACGCAGAAACATTTACCTGTTTGGAAAATCAATAGATACGTCTAAAGATAACGATGGTGATATACGTGTTATAGGTTGGCAGGTAGCATTGTTAAAGTTGGAGAATAGTGCGGTAGTAACAGAGCGTAAATTTAAGAAAGCATTAAGGGAACAATACCGGATGTTAACAGATTACTGGACGAAATTCCAAGGTGTAACAATAGATCCTATGTCGATAGAGTTTACATTTACCCGGAACTTTCCAAAAGATATTCAGGCAGAAGCAGAAACACTATTACTATTGCTTGATGGTGTTAGTAGAGATACGGCATATAGTCAGATGAGTTTTATAGACGATCCAGAGGCAGAAATTAAAAAGGTAGAGTTAGAGCAAAGTCCATTTAGGGAGGGTGCATTAGGTGGCGACCAGGAACCTGACAACCAACAGTCTACAAGCACTTAAAAAGGCCGATGGTATAGTTGCGTTTACATCTCAAGAACTCATTAAATCCTATAAGGTTGCATTGGTAGAAATACGCAAAGAACTAGATACACTATACAAGAAATTCCTTACATTAAAAGAACCAACAAAAGCACAACTTACACAATTTATGAGAAAGTCAAAAATAGAGAAAGAGATAGTTGATATCATGCGTCCATTCCTCACAGCAAACGAGGCATTTATAAAAGATATGTCTGTCCTGGGAATAGATAACGGATATTTCAATAATGCATGGGCATTGGATCAGGCGTCCGGTGTTTCGTTATCTTGGGGGATGATAGACGATACAGCAGTAAGGGCAGCTGCCGGGATAGGTGGGAATGTTGGCAATCTCACAGGACTATTAACAAGCTTTGAAATTAAACAACATCAGAAACTTTTGACAGAGGCATTTAAGAATTATGATCAGGATACAATCAGATGGATAAGCCGGGATATAAGACAAGGTATTTTGCAAGGTGAATCCGCTGTTAAAGTTGCAAGGCGAATTCAAAGAAGCGGAATAACAAAATCATTTAATTCTGCTATGAAAATAAGCCGAACAGAAATACTCAGAGCCACCGGATTAAGTGGGCAAATAGCTTATGAGGAGGCAAGGGGGTTCGGTGTTGACATAAATGAGATATGGGATGCGACCCTTGACAATCGTACAAGACCGGAACATGCTACAGCAGACGGTGAGATAAAAGATAATGAAACTGGATTCTTTTCTGTTCCTTGGGGTGAAGTTACTGGGCCGCGCAGAAGTGGTATAGCATCTCAAGATATTTTTTGTCGATGTATTTCAGTCGGAGAGGTTGAAGGATACAGCCCGGAATTACGAAGGGTAAGGGGTGAAGGGTTACAGCCTGTGCAGACTTTTAAAGAGTGGGCGAAAACGAATGATATAACCGTTAATCGGTTTGGTCAGAAATATAATTTTGAGATAGGAGCGTAAAGAAATGAGTGATGTATTAGATGGTAATCAGGGTGACAATGGTGACACTGGGGATCAGGGAAATCAGACTGTAACACGTGAACAGTTTGACGCATTAAATGTACAGCTTGAAGAATCTAATAAGATGTTCGAGGAACTGAAAAAAGCTCAGTCCGGTTCAGATAGTAAGGTTACAGAACTACAAAACCTTTTGAAACAGACTAAGGAAAAAGCAGAGGAAGCAGGGAAAACAGAAAAGCAAAAGTTTGCCGATAGGATGACAGCGATTGAAACAGAATTGGCAAATGAGAAAGCAGCAAAACAAAAGGCAATACTTAAAGGGCTTGCGATTCAATTATTGAGTGATAAAAAGATTTCGGCTCCTAAATATCTAAACCGATTGATCGGGAAAGATGCAGAGGAAACAGAAGCTAATATCATGGAATATATTGAGGAACGTTTAGCTCTTGAATTAAGTGTTGCTGATGAGTTCGCCAAAAACAACGGGCGAAGGGTTCAGAAGCCAAAAGGCACAGGTGATATGAAAATACTTGATGATTTTACAGATGAAGAAATTGCCGATATGTCAGCTGATGAATTCCTAAAGATACAAGAGCGATCAAAGAAAAAATGACGAGGAGTTAGATTATGGCAGGAGAATTATTTCGACCAACAATATGGTCAAAGAATTTTATAGTCAATGTTGAAAAAGCATTAGTATATAAAAATGTAGCCAACACAGACTATGAGGGAGATATTGCAGGCGGTGCGAGTTCTGTAAAAATCAATGAAATTGGTGATGTTACAATCAGAGATTATAGCGAAGATACAGACATCACAATTCAGCAGTTAACAGATGCGCAGAAAATATTAAATATTGATCAGAAAAAGTATTTTGCTTTTAATATTGATGATGTACTTAAAGCACAGTCAAATGTAACATTGATGGAAAAAGCAATGCAGAAAGCAGCGTTCAATATGGCTGATACTGTTGATAAATTTATTGCAGGTCTTTACTTACAGGCAGGTGTAGCAAATGCCAATATGGGAACAAATGCAACAGACCTAGATATTTATGCAACAGGTGATGGACACGACCAGACAATATCTGTATTTACAAATGCAAGTAGATATTTAGATGAAGCAAATGTACCAACAGTAGGCAGATGGGTAGTTATACCGCCTTGGCTCCATCAGTATTTGAAACAGGCACAGATTGTTGATAATGCAGAAGGTGGAATCAAAGGTGGTGATACTACTGATTTTGGAAATGGTTTTATCGGGAACACATTGGGCTTCAATATTTACGCAAGTAACAATGTTTCAAGTGGAGCAGCTTGGATAAATTCAAGAGTAATGTTTGGTGCGCCTGATGCGATAAGTTTCGCAGGACAGATTACACACATTGAAACAGCAAGAGTAGAGAAACAGTTTGGCGATATGGTAAAAGGGTTGTATGTATACGGTGCAAAGGTTGTAAGACCTGATCACTTATTGACTGCATATCTTGCACCTGCCGGATTAAGCACATAAAAAATAAGGAATGACGAGTTAAATTATGGCTGGCGATTCAGCATTATCAGTAAGAATATTAGGATCAGATAGTTTCGCAATTAAAACTACTGCCGTAGCTTTTAAAAGGGTAGTATTAAGCGATACAGGGTTTGTAACAATCGATGTTAGTACAATGGATGCATCAAACATGTTGATACTTTTAGATAGACCCGCAGATGCAAAAAACCCCACTGTTATTATAAAGGATGGTGGTTCAACATCGAACCCATTGTTTTTTACAGGTGGGCAGCAAGGGAATATAAGTATACTAACAACCGCAGCGGGTGAGTATGCAATAGGCCCCATTGAAACATCAAGGTTCAAAGATACAAGCGGTAATATCAATGTTGGTAAATCAACAGATGATACAACTATTGTATATATTCAGGCGATACTATTAAGATAGGAGTACGATTGAAAGAAATAAAAAAGCCACAGGGGCGAAAGCCCTTGTGCATTATAGGGACAGCAAGCACAAGAAAAGATGCACCATATGACATGAAGTTAGATGGCGAAGAATATGTATATGACATCTGGGGTATAAATACAGCACTCGTACAAGAGGATGTTAAAAGGATAGATGTGTGTTTTGAAATGCACCCTAAAAGATACTGGGGACAGCAAGCGGTAACTGAAAGGTTAAAGGAATTTGGCGGCCCTGTTTATATGCAAGACCATTATGACCAGATCCCTAAAAGTAAACCGTATCCCCGGGAAGCTATCAAGAAAAAATATCACTGGGAGCCGATGGGCGAAAGGTTTTATGTTACTAACACTATTACATATATGTTCTTGATGGCACTTGAAGAGGGTTACACTGATATCAGTCTTTATGGAATACATATGGCACATGCAACCGAATATGCTTATCAGCGGGCGTGTGTATCCTGGGTTCTTGGTATAGTTCATGGTTGGGTATTGATGGGTAAAGATTATAAGATAACGATCCCTACTGAGTCAGCATTATTAAAAGCTGAGTACGAATATGGTTATGACGAACCAACACAGGCGATGGACTTTTTAAAAGGACGTCAGGAAGGAATGACTAAAGGTATAGAAGATGCAACCGCACAAATGAGAGGTCTACAAACAAGCATAGACAAAACACTTGGAGCGAGAGCGGAAGCGAAATTACTATACGAAAAAATGGCGGGGTGGATGTAATGGCACTAATGACAACGGCAGAAGTTAAAGCGATATTGGGAATAACAGATACTACTTATGACACTCAGATTGCAACTTTTATCCCGTATGTCGAAGATGATTTGATTGATTATTTAAATAATAGTTTTCCTGATGGTTATGTGTTCAGAGAATCTGGAAGTGATTTTACATTTGTTAGAGGCGATTCGGATACAACCGATTTCATAAGTGATACATCAGCGGAATTTGTCGAGAAAGGTTTTCTTGATGGGATGGATATTGTTGTTGAGGGTGGTGGTGCAAATGTAGGGCTTTATAATATTGACTCAGCATCTACCGGTAAATTAAGTCTAACTGAGTTTGGCATACTTATTGATCAAGAGCAGAATGATACAAAAGACGACCACGCAATAGGTAATGTTAGAATAAGTCGTGTAAAATGGCCTAATGCTTTAAAATTACCTGCTTCTAAGATGGTATGGAGCCTGATTGATGATGCAAGGCCAGACGATGTAAAGAGTGAGAAACTTGATGATTATTCTATTACATATATCGGTGGTAATGCATATCCAACCAAAATATTAAACATGCTTGATAAATGGAG